GCTCAAATTTAGCGTGAACAGCATCACCGCCAGGGATTAAATCTATCTCCTGCAAATTCCACCCAACAACAAATCTGCGAACAAGATCAAGGCGCGATGCTCTTTCTGCCAACATTTGCACCTGCTCAGCTTCAGTGGGGCGGCGAATGGTAAATTTCTTATCACCCACCTCCACAATTGACTCACGTGCTTTTCTTATTTTTTCAACTAAACTCATCTTGATTAACTTGCGTAGTAGCTAGGTGTGCCGTTCATAGTGATAGTTGTAGGCGTTGTCACTAAGCCTTGCGCCTGACCACCTGGCAACAAGTTCGCGCCTACATAACCAACAAACAACATCACCTGCCCACCAGCACCAAATGTGAACTTAAATGCACGCTTAGCTTGAGCATCAGAAGCCGTTTTCATTGCCAATAATCCAGCATCTGAAACATCCCAAATATTGTCAAACGTAAACGTTGATGCAGCAGGTAAGCCAGGCATTTGCGTACGGCTGTTATCGTGAATAGTAGTGGTATCGATAAAATCAAAGCTACCGCCACTTGAGCTGATGCTAGTCGCTGTAGAAATGGTTGTACCAAAAGTGATTTTCTGAGCAGTACCAGAAGAGAATGTGTCAAATGCTGTTGTATCAATACCTTCTAACTCGAAAGTATCATTAGTTTTATTTGCTACACGCACCACACGGTCATTCACCTGACGCATGCCCTGCACTTCCAAGTACAACAAGTCACCGTTTGAAAGACCGTGAGCAACTGATGAAACTACACCAGTAGATGCTTTCGTTATTGCTGTGAGAGTGATTGCTGCTGCCAATGCAGATTGCATTGCGATCTGCACGTTACTCCATTTTTTTGGTTGTGCCATTTGATTAGCCCCTAATTAAATTGAAACATCAGGCATGCTTGCCTGTGTGTAATAGCTTGCGGTAAATGATAAAAGCGCTTGACCAATTGGCTTCTCTGAGATTGCATTCATCTCAATATCGATATCAGTCAAAACAATATCTTTAACTAAGCCGTTTAAAGTGTTTGCCTCAATGCTTGAATTTAAGACCTGCTCAACTTCTTTAATTGAGCCATCCAAGACATCATCAATATTGCTTGTAGCTTTAACCACAACAGCCACAACAACAACCAAAGAACGCTCTAGTACTGGATTAAAATTAACGCTTAACGGATCTATTTTTTCGGTATTAGTACTAATGACCAAAGCTGGTAATTCATCATCCTGCAAAGGCAATAATCTCGATTGATAAACACGGTCAGCAGTAGTCGTCAATCCAGTTAATGCAACTGCAATCGCCTCCCTGATTTGCTGTCTCACATGATTAGCCATTGACTAAGCCTCTAACAGTTGAATCAAAACCATACCAACACCATCTGGCTCTATACTTTTAACGGTGTAATTAACATCGTTAATAATCACAGCTGCACGTATTGAGATAGATGAAACCGAACTTTCAAGACATTCAAATTGAGGGCTGCCAGACTGAACATCAAAGTTCAACTCAGGCGCCTCATCAAAAATACCTGAAACCACCAAACCGCCGCCAAAGTCTGCATCAGCATTAGAAAGTTTATTAACCAAACTTTGGTTAACTCTTTCTTCAATAGCGGCGAATGGTGAAGCCATAATGATTAAGCTGTTAACGTGCCAGGCACGCCTGTGAATTTAACCAAAGCAGTAGTTTCATTATTCAAACCTGCCTTGAAAGCAACTGCTGCCGCACCTGTAATATCACCAGACGCTGGTGTAGCTGCGTTATCATCAAACTTACCTGCTGACACATCCCAAGTTAAAGACTCACCTTGTGCAAATACTGCAGCCGTTACTTTTGGCACTTCAAAAACACCAGTAATCTGCACAGCGCCTGTTGCACCATTAGCAATATCAGTTAATGCAACACCTAGAATCTGGCCAATTTTTACAACATCACCACTGGTGATAGCTGCAGTAGCGGTGTAATCAATTACATTGCCCGCTTGAATTGCTTTTGTTGTCATATCGTTCTCCTAAAATTTTTCTGTTTAAAACAAGCCTACTGATTAGCAGGCTTGTTTAACTTAGCTGCTGATTAAGCACCTGCGTTTTTAGCAAGGGCTTTCCATGAAAGTGCTTTAACACCAGCATCCATACTCACCTTGAAATCAACGCCATCTACGCCCCAACCTTTTTGTTGCTCAAGCGTAGGAGTCTTATTGCCATCAAGGTATTGAACTTCAACTGTGTCAGTTACTGAAGCATTAGCTGCTCCGTAATAAGTAGTAGAACTTACAGCATCTAAGCGTGCGTCACTGATCACCTCAAACGTACCGCGAACGCTATTTGGTGTTGTTGCATCACGATTAGCACTAATTTCAAACTCAGAATCACGCACTGTTTTAGCTAAGCCTTCAAGAGCAACTGGCACAATCAAATTAGCCAAACGAATGTTTAATGTTGCATTACCATCTTTTTGCAATGCCATTTTTACGCGCAACGCATCAACAGCCGCAGTACTTAAAGCTGCAGCAGTCGCAATGTTTGCATGATCAGCGTGGAACAATGTTTTACCGTCATACATGTTATGGGTGCCAGTTAAAACGGCATACACCAAATCACCAACGGTACGAATCGCAGCACGGCCCATACGTTGTGGAATCTTAGTAAATGCATCCAAATCATCATTAATGATTGCTTGACGTGTAATGCTGAACAATTTGCCATAAGTGGCCAATTGCACTGTTTCACCACGGTCACCAATAGTTGCGTACTTATACTCAGCACCTTCAGCCACTTTGTCTAAAGATGGGAAAGCGTTTAAATCAACACGCTTTGTGGTTTTAAAATCAGATAAATTCCCTTCGCTAGTCCAAAGCTGGAATGTCTCATCAGCCTCTTCATAACCTTTCATCATGGCTTTGTTAGCAATGTTAGCTAACAAGCTAGTAAAGTCTGATGTGCTATGTGTAAATGCAGCAGCAACCAACTCCATTTTTCCTAAGCCGTTAGTTTTAAAACATGCTTGCTCTAAAGATGCACGCGCCATTTCATGCAATGTATAACCACGGAACGGATTGTTGTTCTCAGCCTTAACCAAACCAGCTCTAGCCAACAAAGCTTGCGTAATACCGGTACGCGCTTTATCACGCGCATCTTCAATTGTCACTACGTGAGTACCAGCAACCGGTGCTACGCCCTCACCCAATTTTGCTAACAAACGATCGTTTGCAACTTGAACGCTGCAACCAACATCATTCTGGCAAGCTGCCATTAACTCAGCTACACCAGGTGTAGTTGTGAATTTAGCAAACGCCTGTCCAATTGAATTACGGCGCTCAGATTCTTGAGCAACCGCTTCTGCACGAATCTGATCTACTGTTTTTTCTGTGGCGTTTGGTGTTGCTGCCGCCACTGTTGCTGCTTGAGGCATGTGAGTCTCCTTAGTTATTGTGGCGGCTGCCACGGGTTTAGCTACTATTGTTTGTGCTGCATAAAAACTTCTAACTTGCGCTAGTATTTCTTTATTGTTTAAAGATGCTGCAATGGTTAAACCGCCAGTAATGGTGTCAATAAAACCTTCGGCAAGCGCCTCTTCTGCACCAAAAAGATGGTCCTTTCCATCCGTCAACATGGATAAAATATCTTCTTTAGTTTTGCCAGCTTTAACTGCGTAACTTCCAGACATAGCATCAGCCCAACTATCTAGCATATCGGCTACTTCACGCAGTTGAACTGCATTACCTTCAGCATATGTCCATGGAGCGTGAATCATTATTTTTGCGTTTGATGCCATTTCAATGCTGTCGCCAGCCATCAAAATTAAGCTAGCAATACTAGCCGCCAAGCCATCATTTACTGTAGTTACAGTTGCCTTGTGACGCTTAATCGCATTAAAAATAGCAATGCCATCAACGACACTGCCACCAACTGAATTAATACGAACAGTTAAATTGTTAACATCTAAAGTGTTAATTTCTTGAACAAAATCTTTAGCACCAACAGCCTCTTCCCACCAACTTGTGCCGATAGGGCCATAGATAAGAATTTCTGCTGAGTCTTCATCTTGCAGTGCATTAATTTTGTAAAAGTTTTTACTAGCCATTTTTTAATGTCCTTTTCAGAAGGTTTCAGTTTGCCAAGAATCCAGTCTACTTTTTAGGGGAAAAGT